TAGCTAATACTGTGAAGTATAAACTTGGTGAAGTAGTATGGATAGTATCGCCTATCTTTGTTCCATCAGTTGTGAAAGATGCTCCTCCATCAACTAATTTATCTGGACCTGCTGGACCTGCAGTTCCATCTGCTGTAGTAGTACCACTGGTTGTCAGGGTATATACTGGTATGTTTAAAAATTTCTCCATAATAGTAAAATTTAAACTGTGGCTATACCACTTACAGCATAAGGTATATTTTCTACTTCAAAAATAACTTCTCTCCAAGCCTGCTGTAAATTTGAGACTACAGAGTTTTGAATTAAATCTCTCATGCTTTCATCACCAGCTGGTGCTGCTGCATGGGTAATAGTTGTAATTTTACCACCTCCATAGGTGATAACAACTGTGGTTGTTGATCCTTGTTCGATCAATTTAATGCCAGTGCTGGAAACCAACTGATTCCCCTCTGCAGTGACAGGTATACTTAAAAACTTTTGCATAGTTAAAAAAATTAAGTGGTTAATAATAAATATACACAAATATACATAAAAAAACCCCATCTAAAAAGACAGGGTTTTAACCTAAAATCGTCTCATACACTGAAAATGAATAATGAAAGACGTAACAAATATAGAAAGTTTTAGGCTTCTGCCAAACTCTCAGTCCTGTTTTCTAACATCTTCAAGGTTTCTATGCCTTCGTCAGATTGTAAAAAAGAAGCTACAATGTAGTCTCTGCTCTCGCCAAATGGCACAGTTAGCATTTTCTTTTTATTGGTTTTGGTATTGAAATAAACATCCTTGTTGTTCTTCCATGTTAACATGGAGTCTCTAAAGAAACCATTAACTTTTGCTTGAAGCTCTAACATAGGATCGCCCAAAATATCTAGAAATTCTTTAGGGTTTTTGCGTGCATACACTAATACATCACGCTTTATTTCTGCTGAAGTCATCTTATCAGTATTCATCCCTATTCCTACTCTAGCTATCTGTTCTGCTCTAGCTATATCCATTTCTCGTGCAGCGATTAAGGCATCTACTTCATGATGGATAACTTCTAGTTCTTGACTTGCATCCTTTTCAAGATTTACCTCTACAAAAGTAGCTCCATTTTCTGGATGGTAATGTAAGAATTGTTGAAGAACTTGATTTTCTTTTCTTACACTTAAAAACCCATCTTCAAAGATAATAGGCTCAAGTATCGCATTTCCATCTTGATCATCCTCAAAAGGAGTCTTTTGATTTCGTGCATAACGAAGAGGTTTATTAATACCTTCTTTCTCGTCAAAATATAATAAGGGTTTTCTTTTAGTATGTTTAGAAGACAGCATAAAGCATAATGGTGCTGCTTCTCTGGTCAATTTGTAAGTCTTATTTACAAACACCTGTGTTGGTTGTTTCTTAGTCTTTGCCATTGTATTAAATTAAATTAAAGTTATAAAAGAGAGTGACCTAAGCCACTCTCTCTATTTAAGTAAAAAATTAGTCTTCTATAAGGAAGAAGTTGTTAGCACCTAATGTGCAACAAGCTCTCTCAGATAAGAAGTTAACTTCCATGATATCAAAGTTAGAAGTTCTTGCTCCACCAGCAGAACCAGTGATCCAAGTTTTATATCTTCTATCTTCAGTTTCTGAAGCTCTATAACGAACATGAAGGAAAGGTCTTTTCGCATTCTTCCCTAAGATTTGGTCATAAACAGTGGTAGATCCTGCAGGAACTAAAAGTCCATACACTTTACCAGCGTTAAGTCCACCTCTCATAGAAGCATCGTTAAGATATTTCCAATCAGATTTGTAGAAATCATACCCTCTTCTGAATCCAGTGAATCCAAGATTAAGAGCCATTTCTTCATCGTTATCAAAAAGACCATAAGAAGTACCACCTGCACCATAAGAGTTTTGAGCAGCCAACATATCATCTATGTCGAAACTTAATTCTCTATTTACAAATAACACATTCTCTTCAATTGATCCTTGCTTATCCAATCTTTGGATGATAGCATCAAAGTCAGCTAAAGTTGCAGGAGCACCTTGAAAGACGTTTCCTCTTTCTTTAACTACCCAGAAAACACCTTGTGAGCCATCAGCTACACCAGCATTTGCTACGTTTTCCATAGGAACAGCTTCAATCATTGCAGTTTCAAGATAATCATCAAAACGCATTCTAGTATCTGACTCAGACTTCAAGTACCATAGGTAACCTGTAGCACCAAGCTCAGAAGTGATTTCGATCCATCCTATTTGAGCCATATCAGAACCATTGACAGCATATTTGTCTTTGATTATGATTGGTTTGTTTTCAAAGATGTAATCATCAGATTGAAGGCTTTCAGTCATGCCATCAGTTCCTTTTGCGAACTCAGATCCATAAATGAACACTGTCAATTGATCACCAGCAGCATAAGTTTGACCACCTACTTCATAATAAGCTACATCAAATGTACCTGCACCATAGTTGACAGCAGTTACAATCGCTTTATTCCATAAAGTAGTTGCTCCAGCGTTAGCTGAGATCATTACAGTTTGCCCTATTCGGACAGCTATTCCACCATTACCAGCAGTAGTTGTACCACCACCAGGAATTGCTGGAGTTAAGTTATCATTAACAGTGATCGTTGCTGTATCTGAAGCTGCTGCGTCAGCTGTAGTACAATCAACATATTTAATGTGCAACCTTCCTTGTTCTGCCCATTTAATAAGGTCAGAGTTTGAAGGCATTTCTGCACCTACCATTCTTAGGAAGGCACTGATACTTCTGTTCCCATACCTCTCAAATTCTTTCTCATATGTATCAGGTAAATACTGATTCATAAAATCAAAATCTGCATTAGTGAGGTAATTACTTTGAACAGCGACTCGTTCTGCACTTGGAATCAAGTCATATCCAGGAGTTGCTAAAACACTCATAATTTCTATAATTTTAAATTAATAATTTATTTCCTTTTTCTAATTTTCAATCGGTTACCATCGCTGGTAGCACTGATTGATTTGATTTGCAAGCCACCCTTACTAGATATTTCTGGAGATCTTTTTGTGGAATAGTCAATATTCTTTGTTTTTTTCGCATCTGTTGTTACTGCATCTGCTTTGCCTTTTTCATAAAAATATCTCGCAAACTTATCTGGATAGTTTGCTATTGCTAACGCTTTGTGAAACCCCTCATGGTTGGCAATCTGCCCACTGTCATCTACATAGTGTTTTACCCAACTGGTAATGTCACTATTAGCTTTGGTCAGTTCTTCAACCCCTGCTGGAGCATACGAAAGGGTTTGGTCATCAATTTTAAAATCAAAACCTTTGAAATCATTATTAAAAACCTCTTTAACATTCTTCAAATAAATTTCTCTATTTGAAGCAATCCTCTCCTCTTTGGCTTTAGCTTCTTGTAGCTGCGTCTTAAACTGTTCAAGTTCTTTAAGAGCTTCAGGATCGTTTGCCTGTCTTGACTCAAGTGGCACTTTATACTGCTCCTTTTGCTCATTAAAATACTTTTTAGCTGTAGACACTGCTTTCTTTTTGGCTAATTTCTTTTTCTTAATTTCTTTTTCGTCATCTAAATCTTCATCGTATTCAAACTCTTCTAACATATCTTGTATGTCTTCAGGATCTAAATACTCATCAGTTGACTTATAGTAATTAGCTAAAAGCTCGTCAGGATTTGCCTTATCAAAGTCTTTGTTTAATTTAACAAAGTCTTCAATAGTCCTGCCAGTTTCTTTTTTGTATTTAAAGTAAGCTGCAACATCTTCTGGTAATTCAGTAGCGTTGTCTCTTTCTTCAAATAACTGGTCTAGAGATTCAATCTCTTTACCATATCTTTTTCCAATATATGAAAGAACGTCTCCATCACTAAGTGATGGCTTATCTTCTTCAGTTGTTTTTGGAGCTTCTTCTTTGCTTTCGCTAGTTGGCTCTGAAGCTGCTTCAACAATTTCTTTATTTGTTTCGCCATCCACAAACTGTTCTTCATGCTTTTCAAGCAATTCTTTTTCTACTTCCTGAGTAGACTTTGGTTCGTGGTCTATAGCTCTTACTTTTATTTCTGCCATGTGATTAAATTTAATTAGAGTTGTTTTACAAAATTACATAATTTATTGATACCAAAAAACCTCACTTTTATCGTGGCTCAAATTCTGCTAAATCAAACCCATCTAAAGAGTCTTCATTAGATTCAAAACTTTGAGGAGGTAAATTGTTTTTTCTTTGATTGATTAATTGCGACTGTTGAGTGTTCGCTTGATCAATACGTTTCCCTTTTTGTTCTTCTCGCTGGGTTTCTCTTTCCTTTAGGGCGTTCTCTGAAATGTCTCTTAATTGCTGCTGATATTGAAACTCTTCAGCCATTAATAGCTTTTTAAGCTCTGCTTCTTTAGCCAACTTTTCCATTTCTAGTCCTTTTTCTGCCTGGATCACAGCTATTTTAGATTTGGCTTCTAGCTCTATTTTAGCCATTTCAGTTTGGGATTTCATCTGCTGTGCCTGAAGTTGAGTCTCAGATTGCATTTGCTGCATCTGCATTTGTTGTTCTTGATCCTTCTCAGCTTTTTCTTTACGCTTTAATTTTAAGAGCTGATTGGCAAGTTTAATGTTTTTAATCTCCCTAATGTCAATAGCATCTTCTAAATTAATATCATTTTTAGACAGAGCCATTTGGATGTTCGCTTCTAATTGTGCTTTTTGAACCTCATCAGGAGATACCTCAATATATACTCCAAAGTCATAGAGATAGAGATCTTTTATGTCATCTAATATTTTTAGATTGTATTTTCCTATTTTATTAGCAAACTCCTCTTTAAAATCTCCATGCTCTAATATATCTGCTATTCTATAGGATAGACCTTGAGATAATTTTCTTACAATATATAGACTGGAGTCTAAAATGTGTCTCGTAGCTGTGTTAGAATTTAAGGCTGCCAGTTTTTGAACTCCCACTAAAGAATCTTGATGAGGTGTACTTGCGTCTCGTGCTTCATTAAGTCCTGTAACTGCTCTAATCATATCTAAGTAATGATTATAATTTTGAAGCAACATCTGTAGTTTCCCTGTACCATTATTAGAGTTAAGTTGAGTTATAGGCATTTTGCCTTGATTATAATCTCCATCTTGAGTATAGCTTCTCCCAATTACACTACCTGTTTGAAAATACAAACGCAATGCGTCTTCAGGATTATATGCTCCCCCAGTTCCTAAATCTACTTCATTTAATCCATCAGCATCAATATATACCCCATCTGGAACAACTCGTGCTACTACTTGTTGAAGTTTTAAGTGAGTGATTTGAATGAGATCAGCAAAAGGAATCATTCTAGAAACTAGAGATTCTATATTCCCTTTATACATTCTGGGAGCTACAGCCACATATTCTGACAATGCATATTGGCTGGCTGACTTTGGTCTTACCATATTTTTTGCCATTTCCCATTTAAGCATAATGTTTGTTCCCATAACCATTACGCCTTCATACCACACCTCTATTGTTTTCTCTACCTTTTCAAAGTTGCCTTCCTCCATAATTTCCTCTGGAGGGTTAAATGTGTCTTCTTTTTCTATAACTCGTTCTGCACCACTCTCTAAAGTTTTCTTTTTATGAACAAACTTCTGTGTGGTTTTATAATTAAAGTATAGTAATGTAGCTGTGTCTCTAGCGAAAATGCTGTTTTGATACCACTGTGCCACATTAAAGTAATCATACCATGTTTGGCTATATTTAGCTATTTCTTCTAAATCGTCATTGGTTAAGGTAGGATCAATCTTTATTAATTCGGTTACTGCTACTGTTTTTATTTCTCCCCAATAAAAGCAATCTTTCATAAAAGGATCTTCAGTGTAGCTATATACCATGTTGGCTGGATCAACATATTCTACTTTAATCCCAGCTCCTGGCAAAAAGTGTTGTTTGGCTGCTCCTATACCAATAACCATTAAGTCATAGTCAATTCTTTTTCTCAAATCATTATACTCATTGTCTTCTAACAGGGTGCTTATTCCTATTTCTTCAGCAATCTCAATGGCTGGTTTGTAGTTCATTTGCATATATAAACTCAAGCCAGCTTCATCTTCAGGAAGTTCATCAGGATTCATAGTAAAAGTTTCTACTCCAAAAGTTCCTTGCAGTTCTCCTAAGAACTCTTTTCCTATCATTTGTCTTTCAATGTTTTCTTGAAACACATTCTTTTTTTCTGACGATAAAGCATCTTGTGCTTCACATTTTACTTCAAACAAACGATCTGACATCCCATTTACAACAATGTCTACAAACTTAGGAAGGATAGGAACAGGTGTCCAATCTAAATTTAGATAGGAAAGATCCCCATCTACAGCTAGTTCATTTTTGTATTT